GCGCAAGATGTCAACCACGAATAACTCGTGGGGCAAGATCATGATCTGCCGTTTGGTCTTGTTGCCTTCGCTGTCTACGTCTTCTTTCTCCATGAATACCCCACCCCGTGCACCATAGGCATAGCCTTTGGGAGGGGTGGGGCGAAGAACTTTTCGGACTTCCTCATTGATGGATGGGCTGTCGGTAGCCACATGCACTTCGATCTCCTTGGTGGAGGTGTCGAGCATGATCTCGCGCCCCAAGGCTAGGGGGTTGGTTATCTTGCCAAAGTGCTGGCACCCGTCGCAGACACCGGGGTTTTCACTATCGAACTTGACGCACGGATAGGGACCCTTGATCTCTGCCAACTTCTGGTGCATGCGCTCTTCGGTGTAGGGGTGCAACTCGGTCAACCAGATGGTCGCCTTCTGTGCGTCCTGACACTTCTGTGCAATGCTCAACCACCCACGCCACTGGGGTTCCATACCATCGTCACTAGCGTTCTCTGCATAGTGGCGCAACTGGGCGCACCCCGTACCTTCTTTGGTACGCTTCAAGATTTTGGCGAACTTAGTCGTGCTGTTCTCGAACAGGGTAACCGCAGTCGTTGATGGAGGTATAACGGGGGCGTTGGTTGGACGCTTGCCCGGAATCATGGATGGTGCAGGGGCTGGCGCAATACTCTTTAACTGGCTCACTACGTGAGCTTTCAAATCCTCGAAGTTAAATATGTCGCCCTCTGCCAGCAGTTTGACTGGGCGTGGGGTTTCGTACTTCTTCTTGAAGTTGGTTGTATCAGGTATGCGTAGCACACGGGCGGCGTCAGCCGTCACCGTCATGTCGATGCTGAGTTTTTGTTGCTTGCACAAGCGTTTGAAGTTCTCGGCAAGGGGTTTCCACTCAGCGATCTCGACGGCTTCCTCGAAAGGCCAGTAGCAGTGCAGCCCACCACCAGAGCCAACAATCCACGGGGTGCCCAGTATGTCCAAGCCAGTTTCGGCAAGGAACGCTTTGAGCGCGTAGGCTGCTTGCTTCTTGGTAGCGTAGCCGTCCATGTCAATGAACAACGACTTGATGAAACGGGCGTTCTCGGCCTTGCGTTTCTTCGCATCATCGAACGTAGCCAGCGCAAAAAAGACATCACTCTCTTGTTCAACCCAAGTAGTTACCTTGGGGTAGAAGTCCTCCAAGTTCTCAACGAACAGGTGTTCTTTCTTCTTAGTTAACTCTGCCGTGCAGTAAGTCCCGTGACCCGCAGACGGCAAAACAACCGCTAGGAATTCAAGCGGATTCATTTAAGTCCTTGGGTTGATTAGAGGAACAGGTCTTTTTGCGCGGGGTCTTTTGGTGGGAACTCGTCCAGAGGAGCAAGCGCCGTGAAGCGGCGAAGCAGTTCGTGTTGGTATGCGGAGGGCAAGTCTTCTCTGTCGAGAATCACCGCACATTGGTTAATGAGTTCGCTATTGGTCAAGTTTCTAGGTTGAAAACTTTGCATGTTTCTCTCCAAGCCTCGTCGGCTGATTTTGATTTTTGTAATATGTCAAGCATGACTTCGGCTCGGTACTCGTAGGCGGGAAAGATGTCTTTACCCAAGAACCAGTTGTACACAGTTTGGCGCGTCACACCCAAGGCTTTGGATATACGCACGACCGAGAAGTCATGGTGAATCGCCCAACGCCCTAGCTGGGTTCCCAGCGACTTAGGCGTCTTCGCAATTTCGTCAATGATTTTTTGTGAATATGGCATAGGTTGTAAAGGTGGGATAAGTATTACTTATCCCACCATCTTTTTTAGTCCTCGTCGTCCCACGCGCCGACTACGTCAGCGAGTGACTTCTTGCCGGGCACGGCGCTAGGCTTCTTCTCTTCCTTGCGCACGGTTGGCTCCTCGTCCTCCTCTACGGCAACTGCCTTGGCCTTAGCCTTCGGTGCTGGCGCTGGAGCCTCGTCTGCCTCGTCATCTGCCAACTGGGCAACGCTCTTGGTCTTGGGTGCGGCACCCTTGAGCGCGTCGACTGGCTTGCCATCTTGGTTCGCCACGTTCAACACAACGGCCTTGGACGCATCGTCTGTCGCGCCTTGCTTGGTAGCCAACTCATACTCTTCGTCGGTCAACCAACGCATAGCCTTGAAGTGCAACTTCGGAGCCTCGGCCTTGGTGTCGAACTTCATGCGAGTCACGACCATGCTAGGGTCAACTGACTGGGCAACCAACCAACGGGCATACGCTTGGAGTGGGCGGTTCTCGCCGTCTTCCTTGCCGAAGATCGAAGTCGCTGGCAAAGCCAACTGCATCACATCACCCTCGACATTGTTAGCCAACACAACAGCAAGGCGCTGTTGGTAACGGCAGGCACGGCTTTGACCATTGCCTGAGCCAGCCACGTTTTGTGGACAACTAGCGCAAGTATCCGACTGGATGTTGCGTGACTTAGCGTCTGGTTTGTCGCCGTCATTTGACCAGCAGTCAGGGGCGGCGGCTGTCTCGCCATCGTACTTAGCCATGTAGAAGGTACGTGCGACCTTGGGAGCGGCTTTGACGATCACTACATCGAGGAAGCGCTCATCAATAGCGGCAACTTCTTTGCCACCAGCCAAGAGACGGAACACACCGCCCTTGATAGAGATACGCTTGCCAGCGTTGCCTGCGCCACCACCCGCTAGGGCTCGTGCTACGTCAGAGAGTTCGCCAGTGCGTGCAAAGGCGGGGAGTTTGGAAGGGTTAAATACTGCTACGTTGCTCATTTAGTTTCTCACTTTGCTGAAGGTTTGCGTACCGATACGTCATACTCTGAATTTGAATTCAGACCCGGGGGTACGACACCGGGGTTTTCGTCAAGGAACTGCTTCATGTTGGTCTGGGCAATACGCTTCTCGAACAAGTCGAGGGCATCGTGCTCCGTTACAAACTTCTTGAATGAGTCCCAGTCGGCTGTTGAGTAGCGCGTCTTCACAGACAGAACTACTGTGCCTTGGTCAGTGCGAACAGAAGTCACGCCGAGTGCTTGCATCTGTTCTTTCATGGCGTTCTTGATCTCGTCTTGCTGAGCCTTGAGCAACTCCACTTGCGTGTCGTACTCCTTGGTCAGTTCCGAAATTTGGTCACGCATTTTGCGGTAGACCTTTGCTAACTTATCGAGTGGTATTTGTTGTTCACTCATTTTTATTTTCTCCTGATGTTTGTCTAAGGTTGGACAGTGTACATGAAATTAAATTGATTGCAACTCCTTTCAAGATTTAATTTCGCTCTCGAATAACTGGGTCAATAGTGAGTGGTCGCTCACCTTGGAGGTCAATGCTTTAAACATCTTCCTTTCTATCGGGCTACCTTCTATGTGTAGAACAGTAACCTTGTCGGACGTCTGACCCTTGCGATCAGCGCGGGCAATACATTGGATGTACTGCTCCACCGACATCAAAGGGCCATAGAACACAACTGTGTCAGCGGCGGTCAAAGTGAGGCCGTGTGCAGTTGCTTGCGGTTGCATCACAAGGATGCGGGGTTCGGGGTCAGTTTGGAATCTGCGGATGATGTCACCACGCTTGGATGCCGGCACATCACCACGGATCATCTCGGCTGGTATGCCTTGCTTAGCAAGGTGCTTGATGATGGCGTCGATACTGCTGGTGAACAGCGCGAACACAATCACCTTACGGCTAGTCTCATCAAGAATTTCTTCTAGTACCGACAAGCGAGGCGCGGCATCGAACTCAACTACCTCACCGTCATCGGTGTAGGCAGCACCACAGGAAATCTGCAACAGCTTGGAGACACCAGCCGCCGCGTTGACTGCGCTGATCGTCTCGCCCCCAGTTTGAATCAGCATACGTTCTTTGAGTAACTCGTAGTACTTCTTCTGCTGTGGGGTCAGAGGCACCTCGCGGGTCATGGTGATGACGGGCGGTAAGTCCAAGCACTGTTCCTTGGTGAACCTAATAGCGGGTTGCAATGCCTCATGCACAAGTTCAGACGCATTAGCCTTCGGTGCCCACTTGAACTGCGTAACCTTGTTCATCACTGAGTCCCGCCAAGCGGTAAAGAACCGAGGCACGTTGTTGGAGTTAACCAACTTAGCCAAGCCATACGCATCAGCGGGTGACTGCGAGGCGGGTGTGCCCGTCATCATCCACAGCAAGGTATCGGGCTTGACGATGGACTGCAAAGACTTCCAGCGCCGTGTGGTCACAGTCTTGTAGGCGTTTGCTTCGTCCACGATAACCAGATCGAACTTGCCGTTGGAATTGACCTCGTCAGCAATTAAATTAAGCCCTTCGTAATTCGTGATTACAAACTCGTAATTCTGC